TCTGGCCGCCGTACGCTCCTATCTTAGCGAGGATATGGACATCGACCAGCATTGCCTCTATCTCAACAAGAACCATCAAGCTTGGTGGATTAAGAACGTGCGTTCTACCTATGGTAAGGACACCGACTTCACCGGCCCAATGGGGGCGCTCAATGTCGTGCCCGATACCACCACGCAAATCATCTGGCTGCCTTACCTCGGACAGCTGCCGTTCATGATGCTGCATCAGCCGGGCAACATCCAGTTCCTGGAGTTCGTGCCTGGCGAAATGCTTGCAATGAAGATGCAGGAGCAGATGGAGCAGGTTCGCGCCTGGAGCACGTGGAAGGAAGGATGCGCTGCTTCCTTCACCGGCCGCCGCTTCGACACCAGAAAAGAGATTTTTAACAATGCCTACGAGTGGCAGCAGATCTTCATCAATCGATTTGCTACTAACATCACCGATAAGGTCGACGGCAAAAATGGCTTCTGGCATATCACAACCTCTCCCAGTACGCTCACCGACGTCACGGACATTGCTAACGCCAAGGCGGGCGTTGCCTACTGCATCGAGTCGGGCAGCACTATCAAGATGCCGAAGGTTGCCAAGTCGGGCAAGTTCGCTACCATTACTACCGACTTCACCGCTACGGTTGTGGGCGACTACATCATGGTGATTCTCGGAGCCGACGGTAACTTCCGTGAGTTGGAGCGTTGCGTAGGTGGTAAACGTACCATAAATAAGGAACTTCAACCGAACGTTCCCGGCGGACGATAATACAAAGACCATTGTTGTGTGGTATTAAATATATGTTTGTTTCACAGCAGGGAGCCAAACAGCTCCCTGCATAACAAAAAGAAAAATGAAAAATAAAAAATTTAATATGATGGTCGGATTGACTATTTTTGGCTTGGTGTTGTTTGTTAGTGCTATTCTTGATCATTCCTTACTGCAGCTTGGTGGGGCGGGGATCTCTATTGCTTCGATGGCAGTTCTCGGACACATTGATGATGTCTCCGATCGAGATACGCATGGATCTGATATCTCCTATATCGTTTACCTCATCGCCCTTGACCAGATTGATCGAACCAAAGAGTTTCCACAGCCGAATGTTAATCGAGAGGTTGCGCCGATTTCGTTGAAACCGGGTGAGATTCCACACTATTTCGAAGCGCACGATATTCCCACATTCACAGGTACAACAGAAAAAGGAGATATTACAACAACCGGTGAGAATCAGTTTGTTCTCGTCATGGGGGGCGCACGTGCGCGGCTTTACAATTTTATTGAAGAATATAGTGGTGGCAAGTTTATCCTTCTCTTTAAGCATATCAAGAAGAAAGAGTGGTTTATTCTTGGAGAGTTAGAACGCCCAATAATCCTTTCTAATACGGAAACAAAGGATGATAAGGAGGGGCGTTATACAACCTTAACCTTTAAACGTAGTTCTGTGGATCTTCCTCTAATTTATACGGGTAATCCCGCAGTGACAGCTGCAACAACCGTACCGGCAGGGGCTACAGATATTGCCATTACGGCTGCTTCTAATACTTATATGATTCCGAATGGAACTTCAGCTGCGGCTTCCATCGCAACTGTATCGGGACTTAGTAAAGCCGATAAGGGACGATATATCACGTTGATTGGTGCGGGATCTGACAAACCGGCTACCATTGCTGATGGCTCTACCTTTGTTCTTGAGGAAGGGGCTACATGGACAGCAAAGACCGGCGCTTCTATTACTTTCCGTATCCTTGATACTACGACGCTGATCGAGATCTCGCGTACTGGGGCGTAATATGACATTGTTTGTGGACCGGTAGGAGTTTTTGTAATTCTACTGGTTCACGTAATTGGTTAAAAAACAAAATTATGTATAGCACAAAAGAAAAAATTCATATATTCCGCAAACTGAGCTGTCCGGATGTTGTGGAAGCTGATCTTGCACTGTTGCACGAGAAAGCTCCGCACCTCACAGATTTCATCCGATTTGATTTTGCTCCGCGTAAAAATCACGAAGATATTCTCTTTTGTCTTCTTGATTTTTGCGAACAAGACGAGATCATACGTTATCGTCGCGAGTTCTTTGCTGCGGCAGACGGTGAAGGAAACGATTCTCCTACGGATGGAGATGGTACCGATAACCAGGCAGACGGTGAAGGAAACGATTCCCCCGCAGTTGGTACCGATAACCAGGCAGATGGTGAAGGAAACGATTCTCCTACGGATGGAGATGGTACCGATAACCAGGCAGACGGTGAAGGAAACGATTCTCCTGCAGATGGAGATGATACCGATAACCCGACAGACGGTGAAGCAAATGAAAGTGCTGCAGAGAACAACAAAACTCCCGTTGTGGATAACTCTGTGGATAACTCTTCTGAAAAAGGAAGGAAGCAATCCAAAGACCCTGTTACACCAAAAAAAAAGAAGAAGAATACCCGAAAATAGATTGGGGTAATCTATTCGATGTGGATGTTCAGATGGCTACTGTTATCTATAACGATCGCATCAATACGTGGCGAAAAATGAAGCAGCTCGACGAACAGCTGGAGACGAATCCGACCGCGCAGGCCGTAGCTGATATGGCAGAGTTACGCATTCGAAATCTCCAGGCTTTCGCCGAGCTGCAATCGTTTAACGATGCGGGGAAATTTCTCTGCAAACATCCCATACTCTTCGGCCGTTCAGAGATAGCACGACTTATTCGGCTTCTAAAGGCTGATCCGGCAGAGTTCCTTCGCCAGCACAAGAATGTGCTCGACAATATCAAGCGTTATCGTTCATATATTAAACGTCACGACCGTAAAAATCGTCGTGACACTGATCGTAAAAATCTCGAAAGGCATCAAGAGCGTGAGAGATTATTTAAAATGGTCCTCGAACAACAAAACAAGTAAAAGAATGGATAATTGTATAAAAGTTTTTAACTTGGGCAATCTACCTACTGCTCCGCTGGATTCTTTTATCGAACTTCAGGAAGACTTTAAAAAACCTGATGCAGACAAATTGTCGAAGTTGCAGATGTTAATAATTACACGTGGGTTTAAGTACTCGTTTAAAGTGTGGAAAGATCCCGATGGTAAATTGTGGATTATTGATGCGCATCAAAGAAGGAAGGCGCTGCTGAGACTTCGTTCCTATGGATTTCGTATTCCTGAAATCCCATACGAGGAAATTCAGGCTTCCAATAAGCGTGAAGCAGTGGAGGAAATAGCTGCTTATAATTCCGAGTTTGCTGAAAAGAATCCGGATACGCTACTTTTTACGAAATACAATATCAACGGAGAAGACCTTTCCAAATTTAACCTTGGATATGATGTAAAGCTTACCGATTTCTCTATAGG